GAAAGTCGCCATCATGCCCATGCTGGTGAACGGGAAAATCCAGCAGTATGTGATTTTAGATGAGATTGTGAGGTTGGACGGATATGGCTGATCCTTTTGTGGCCTTGGCATCCGGAGCGGATACCAGTGCCAGAGAAACATTGCCGCTCCTTTCGGAATACGGCTATGACTTTGAGAAGCATCGGTTCCGCTATGACGAGAACGGGAACAACATCACCGTGACAGAAGATGAAGCTCTCAAAGTGTGGATTTATAAAGCCCTGATGACGGAACGATATCGGTATCTGGCCTACCATGATGAATACGGCATTACCATTGAACCCTATCAGGGGGCGATGCCCAACAGCGTCTATACAGCAGACCAGATCTGCCAGAATATCCGGGAGGGGCTGGCCGTTAATCCCTATATTGCACGGATCAACCGGGTGGATGTGGAAAAGCGGGAGAAAGATGAATTGTTCATTCTGGTGGATGTGACATCCATTTACAGCGATGAAAGCATTACGGTTGCCGCAGAAAGGAGTCTTGCATGAGCGATTTGTTCGATGCCCAGACAAAAGACCAGATTGAGAGCCGCATGGTGCAGACCCTGCACACGCTGACCGATACGGACAAGACGGCTATCGAAGGCTCTTTTGCCCGGGATATGATTGATGCCAATGCCGTGGAATTCGAGAACAGCTATGCTGAGATGGCCATGCTGCGGGACGCGGCATTTGCTGAAACTGCCTGGGGCGAATATCTGACGCTCCGGGCTGAGGAATTCGGTATCCAGCGAAAACAGGCAGTGAAGGCCAATGGTCAAGTGACGGTTACCGGGCAGTCCGGGGCTTACATCATACGTGGCAGCCTGTTCCAGACGAAAGACGGGCTGCGCTTCTATACGACAGAATCCGCTACGATTCCATCTGACGGAACGGAAGCAGACATTGCTGTCCAGGCCGCAGATACAGGGGTGAAAGGGAATGTGGCACCGGGGACGATTACGGAAATCCCTTATTCCATCCCCAATGTATACAGCGTGACCAATCCGGAGAAATGCACGGACGGGGCTGATGAGGAAACCGATGCGGCCCTTCTGGCACGGCTCCTGTTCCGGGTCCGCCAGCCCATCACATCCGGCAATGCCAACCACTACCGCTCCTGGGCCATGTCCGTGGACGGGGTGGGCAACTGCAAGGTCATCCCGCTCTGGAACGGGAACGGTACGGTGAAAGTCATCATTGTGACGGCAGAGAATGAATCTGCTTCCAAGGAGCTGATCCAGAAAGTGTCCCGGTACATCGAATCCCAGCGGCCCATCGGGGCCACCGTGACTGTGGTATCTCCGGCACCCGTATCTGTGGATATTACGGCAGAAGTGTACGGCACCGTCAATGCCGATGCGGTGACAGATGCTGTGTCTGCCTATTTCAAGAATACAGGTTTCAGCCTGTCCTATGTCAGCCTGGCACAGATTGGGCGGCTCATTCTGGGCGTGAACGGGATTACAGACTACCGGAACCTGAAACTTAGCGGCAAGGCGGAGAACATCCGCCTGACCAATGAGCAGATCCCGGTAGTCGGAAAGGTGGTGCTGAACCTTGTCAGCGAATGAGTGGATGAGGCAGCACCCCATTGATGTGCTGGACTATCTGCCGAAATTCCTGGGGAAAGACCCGATGTTCAATAAGACAGCAGATACCTGCAGCACGGAGCATAACCGCCTGCGCCTGGCTCTGCAGGACC